CGATCAGGGCGGCTCGCTGCTGACCATAGCTGGCTGCGCTGGCTGCGTCTTCTTCCCTGCGACCCCGTGCGGTGCGGGCATCGGTGCTTGCGCGGTCCTCAGCCTGGCGGGTCGCTCGGCTGGCCTGTCCCGCGATCAGGTCGCCCACGGCCTTCGCCCCCTGAGCCACCAGGGCAGCGCGTTGGGTCGCACCATCGGCAATCGCTTGATTGAGGTCAGCGAAGAGCCGCCCACTGGCGATGGTGTAGGCGGTGTCAGCGGCGAGGAGCGCGTCGTCACGGGTGCGTTGGGCGGTGATGATCTGCGTGCCACCCGCGATAATGGCAGCGGTCAGTTGCTCATGGCGGACCTTGCGCTCGTCATCCGTGATCGGCGGTGGGGGAGGAGCGACGGCGATCAGGCCACGGTTCAGCTGGTCGAGGGCGGCAAAGTTAGCGGTCGCTGCGGCGGCGTTGCGCTCGTGCGCCCCCGCCTGCTGGATCAACGCGACCGTATTGTTGTCGAGGGCTCCTTGCTGCATTGCCAGGATGCCAATAAACTGCCGCGCAGCATCGCCGCTTGTCAGGTCGGCGAAGTTGGCTTTATCCCTCGCCCTGGTATATTCCGCCAGCGTCGTCGTTGAAGCTGCCAGGGCCTGTTCCCGGGCGCGGATCCCGCCCGCCGAAATCTCGCCACTCACGATCGCGCCGGCAGCACCGGCAAATTGGCCGATCGTGGGGAGAGCACCCGCCGCCGTCTTCGTCTTTAATGCCTCGATTTGCGCTTCGGCGCGTGCGATCTTATCGGCGGCACTCAGGCGTGCGTCGGCATTCTTGGTGATCAGGTCGGTGTTGTCACGGATGAGCGCGTTGACCAGCGCCTGCCGCTTCTCCTGGTCAGAGAGACCGCGCCCGACCGCATTGATCGAGGTGGCATACTCTTTGTAGATCTTATTCTCATCGAGGATGATGCCAAGGTTATCGAGGATGCGTGGGCTCAGACGCCCCAGGCCGGTCGTAATGTTGTCGAAGGCCTCATTGGTGTCAATGCCAAAATCTTTGCCCTTCTGCCGTGCGATGGCGAGCAGGTCACCGATCTGCTCGGCGTTCTGTCCGACGCCCAGCGCCAACGCTTTGTTCGCACTGGCTTCGAGGTTCGCTGTCGTCACGGTCCCGCGTGCCGCCGCGTCCAGTTTCTTCAGCAGATCGTCTGCCGCGAAGCCGGCACGCCTGGTCGCCGCTTCATAGGCGGTCCCTATCGTGTCGGCCTTGATCGCCAGGCCGACACTTTCCTTGCCGAGCTGGAGGATCTCCCGCGTGACGCCCGCCACGCCAAGGGCGATGCCTGCACCACCGGCCACGCTGAGGAGGCCGCGACTGAGCGACTGGGTGAAGGTCGAGGCAGTTCGCGCTCCTTGCGTCTGCGCCTGGTTGAGTCCCTGGACGGCAGCGATCAGTTGGGCAGCACCCGTTTTGAATGCTTGCGCTCCAGCTGCGATGTACTGGAAGCCAACTGTTTGCAGGAGCGGCGCATTACCCATTGGAAGTCCCCATCAACTGCTCGGCCAGGTTCGGCGCCTGGGGCGCATCAAGCCGTACCGCGCAGGTCGCGCAGGCCAGGTCGATTGCCCACGACCAATAAAGGCTCACGTCATCGGTTCCCGTCAGCCCGAGATACTGGCTCGGGCTCCTGTGATAGCGGCGGGCTACCCAGTCCAGGCTCGCCAGTCCCTCCGGTGTCAGATACGAGTTCAGCTCGAAACGGGGCGGTTACCGCATCCGGCACGACCCCCAAAATCCCCCAGCTGTAGATCTCCCACACTTCCTCGTGGGTGAGGTCGAGCGGGCCGATCTCGCCGGCGGCATAATCGGGCTGCACGTCACGGATGTCTTTGCCGCGACCCAGCACCAGCCGGGGAGCGGCAAGGATACGTGCGACGACATACAGCCGCGCCTTGTAGATCTCGGCTGAGCGCTGGGCATAGTCGGTAATCTCCGACGTGGCACCCTGGAAGACGATCCAGTCGAGGACCTGTGTCGGTAAGCTGCCGCCCAGCAGCTCACGCATCAGCGATAGCTTCCGCGCCGTGACGACCACGCCGGTTGAGAGCGTCAGTGTCTCCGTGCGGAAGCGGTCACGCAGCGCGGTAGCCGGTGTGGGTGCCGGCTCCGCGTGAACTCCGTTTGTTGCGTCTGTCATGGCCTAGGACATCTTGGCCCGATAGAAGAAACAGGGCGGAACCGTGACCTGCCCGGCCGGTGTCCCGACCATTGCGATCGCCGTGCCGAGCAGGTCGGTCGCGGTCTTGATCGCGTCGAAGACGACCTGCTCAGGGGTGATCGCCTTGCGCGGACTGCCGCCCTGGAACATATTGAAATCCTGGATCTGACATTTCGGAACGGTCGTGATGAACGTCACCAGCGCCCCGTTGTCGATGTCGACCGCCGTGTGGGTGAACTCCAGGCCGTAGTAGGTGGTGATGAAATCGCCGGTATACCAGCTTCTGCCACTCTCGCCGGTCAGCCCGGTCGTGAAGGGCAGGGCGATGCGTTCGAGGGCGTACTGGAAGACCGACTGGTCAAGCGTCCAGCGCAGCCCGTCGACGCTGTTGGTGTTGTAGGTCGCCGTCGTGCCTTCGGTGGTGAGCGTCGAGAGGTCGCGGTCAAAGGCGATCGCACGGGAGTCGAGTTCGAGCTTGGCGATGGCCGGCACGGTGTCGAGGTTGTTGTAGAGCAGCTTGACCATTTTGATGACATGATCGCGATACCGATCGTCGGCGATGAGGGTGGGTGCCATGATGGTGAACCTCCAATAGAGTCAATGCGCGCAATCAGGACAATCGGTCGCTCAGGTCATGGGCTCATGTAGAGCCTGACGCGGCATTTGCGTTTGATGGTCTTGAACCCCGGGTCGGGCAGTTCTCCCGTCGCCCCGATCCACTCGGAGTAGTAGGCGCGACCGGGGCCACCGCCAGTAGGAAGCTCCCACCGGCGTCCGTCGAAGATCAGGCGGATCGCTCCCACGATCGTGTCCAGCTTGACCAGGCCATAGCCTGGCCGCTCGTGCGCTTCAATCGAGAAGGTCACGAGGTCAGGGCCGGCATCATCCGGTGGCCCTCCCCCCTCATTGATCACCCACAGAAACGGCTTATGAACGAGCTGCGGGTCGACCGTGCCGGTTGGCAGGATCGCCGGAGCGCCCTGCGGTGTCGTCGCGAGGAGGGCGACCAGCGCGGCGTTCCCCGACAACGCTCCGATGATCTGGTCGCGCACGGTGAGCGCGGCGGCAATCGTGGCGAAGCTCACGCTGCCTGTTCCGCCTGTTCCGCCCTGGCCGCTTTCGCCGCTGCTTTGGCCTCATCTGCGGCAGCACGGCGAATCGCGGTGATCTCTTTGTCACTGGCTCCCATGCGCCGCAACTGCTCATCCGATGCGGTCAGATAGGTCGATGGATCGGCCTTGGGATCGCGTACCATGGTGTCCTCCCTTCTAGTGCCAGATGTCTCGAAGCTGCCGCTGGAGCTCGGGCCCCAGGCGTGCCATCGTTGGTCCCAGGATGGCGTAGCGCGAGCCGTGGCTGTTTTCGAGATAGATCCCGTACGCGACGCCATGCGCCAGGGTGAAGCGCAGCCCGTTGGCCGTCTCGCCAAACTCGGCGTGCAACTGCTCGCGGGCCTGGCCGGTCGCGTCGTCCCACGGCGCATCGGCCTTCGCCTGCTGGACGCCCTGCTCGGCGACCGCGACCGTGACATCGTGCGAGGCCGCGATCATGCGCTGCTCGCGCTCCTCAAAACGTGCCAGGACACCGGCCATGCCTGCGGTGAAGTCTTTCGCCATCAGGTTGCCTCCAGAACCGCGATGACATACCCCTGCCGCTGATCGACGGTCATCACCTGGAAGCGCCTGCTGGCATCGTCCACATTGGTCAGCACGTCATTCACCCGCACATCGGTGTCAGCGTAGGCCACCAGTTGCCACTCGCCGTCGTCGATGAACACCGGGCCACCGGTCGCCGAGATGTCGGGCTTGACTTCGATCACCCAGGCGCTTATCGTGCCAGTCGTGCCGTCGGGCCGCTCGTAGGTCCAGTCAGGACCACCCACACCCCGCGCCCCGCCCATCGTCAGGTAGCTGATCGCCTCGACGCGGTGCATGGCCGCGATCTGCCGGTCGGTAAAGAGCGCCATCAGAGGGTGCAGCCCGTACCGGAGGCGTCACGCGCTCCGACACTGACCATTGACACGATCCTGCGCCGGTAGGTAGCTGCCATCGCCAGGCAACTACTCACGACCTGGCTGCGGCTGAAGCCGCCCGCTGCCGTGGTGAAGTCGAAGTCTCCCGCCGCCTTGCCCGCTTTGAGCGTCCAGCCGGCCACAGCAGCACGGTCCAGGTCGAACGTGGGTGTCCAGCCGTCCACGCTCGGCCCGCGACCGTCGGCGTCGATGACGGCGTTCTGCCGCACCAGCACCAGCAGGTCAGCGTCGGTCAACTCGGGATAGTCGCCGGCCGCCGTCAGCACGGCGAGGTCGCTCATGGCGTCTGCTTCGGTCACGATCAGGCTCGCGCAAGATCGACGGAGACCAGGCCGCCAGGATTGGCCGTCCCCGTGCTCGTCACGGCTTCAACGACGGCGAGGATGTCGCCCTCGACCAGGGTGGTCGCGCCCGCGACAACCGAGAGCGTGAACGCCTTTTCATCGAAGGCGACACCGTTGACCGCCGTCACGAAATCCAGTGTTGCAACGACGGTTGTGCCCGCCCCCGCCTGCCCCTTATTGACCAGCGTGAACGTCCGCTTCGTGGCAGTCGCGCCCGTGATGGCGGCATTCGGTGTGAACGACACGCCGGTGACGGTGGCAGCGAACGGGGCCTCACCGATGATCGTGGTGGCCGCGTCGCCCGCGATCTGCGCGGCGAGGGTGCCCTGCGTGCGATGGGTGAGTGGTGCTTGTGTCATCGTCGTTCCTACTGACCTGGCGTTGTGTGGCTCGCCTCGCGTGCCGCTTTCGCCGCCGCCTCATCCGTTTCGGGGGTCGGCTTGCCGCTGGTCACGCCGGCCACGGTGTAATGCTCGTTGGGCGTCGGATCGATCCTCGTGCCGATAAATCCCTGGTCGGCCGCACGGTCGGCGGCTTCCTGCATCTCGGCTTCGCCGGCGTCATCCGTTGGCGATGGTGTCGTCGGGTCGTCGTTCTTCCTGGTTGCCATGCTTCACGTCCTCCAGAACATCAATGACGGGTTGCCAGTTGGCGAGGAGTGCGAGATAGGCTGGCGTGCTGCCGGCCAGTGCCCGACGCCGTGCGGCTTCCGCGAGACGACGGGCAAGCTGGTCACGGCAATACTGCGCTGCTCGCTCCTCCTCGGTGCTCATAGTTGAACCTGCGTGCTATACTTAGCGCATACCAAAGCCACGCAGCGCGCTAACGCTCGTGGCACGGCCACCACTGTATGGGAGTGCTGACAATGACCACTGTACCACCCCTGGACCGCTTTCTTTCCAAGGTCGATAAGACCGACTCGTGCTGGCTCTGGACGGCTGCTGTGTCCCACAACGGCTACGGCTTCTTCAAGCTGCATCCAATCATGGTTAAGGCACACCGCTGGAGCTATGAGCACTTCGTCGGCCCCATCCCTGACGGTATGCTCGTGCTTCACTCGTGCGACGTGCCGCGCTGCGTCAATCCCGATCACCTGTTCCTCGGTACGCAGAAGCAGAACATCGCGGACATGATGCAGAAGGGCCGCGATCCAGACCGGACCCTCAACGTCAAGCATTTGCAAAAGGCAATCAACGTGCTTGCCGAGAACCCCGAACTCCGCGCCCGTGGCGAACGGCAGGCTCTTGCGAAGCTCACCGAGGCACAGGTCCGCGAGATCCGAGCCTTGTATGCGGCGGGCATGGGGACCATGGAAGCTATCGGCCGACGTTTTGGTGTCGGTCTGTCTGCTACCAGTTCCATAATCCGCCGTAAAACATGGAAACACGTTGAGTAACCCTTTCGTCACGTTGAGTTATCGAATTAGGCCGCTGGCGACCTGAGAACTGCGAAGGGGTACCTGTTCGCCTCGGTCGCCTGGTCATAGTTCAGCGGGTTCGACACCTGGAACGCGCAGCGGAAGACAACACGGAGGGCCACCATGTCCTGCTGCGCAAGGTTATAGACGATCGCGCCTGACCCGTCCGTGATGACCGCCTGGTCCAGCACCTTGTAGGTGATGTCCTGGCGGATACCGAGGATGCCCTGCGTGAAGTCGCCCGCAATCATCTCGGCGGCGCTGAGGCCGGTCGGCCACTGGCCGCGCATGGGATAGCTGGGCGTGACGCCGAACACCGAGCCGTTCAGGTCGAGCAGTTGCTGGCCGTTGGTGTCGCGGGCCTGGCGGATGCGGCCACGATAGGCGGTGTTGGCAATCAGGCCAGTGACCTCATAGCCGTCCGCCTCGACGGTTGCGAACAGGTCGGAGATGTCGCCGGCGATGCCGCCCGTCGCGGCGAGGTTGGTCCCGCGTGCGACGACGTTGCCGGCGGCGACCGCTGCGGTCACAATCGCGGTGGGCCAGGAGGCCGGTTTATTGACGCTGAAGAAGATCGCCGCGTCGAGCGCCCGCCCGATGCCCTGTTCGAGCAAGGGACGGATGGCCCCGAACATGTCGAAGGTCACATCGTCCAGCACCGCCTCCGGGATCGGCACGATGGCGGCAAGCTCCTCGACATTCAGGTACTTGTTGTCCCAGTTGACCTCGGTGGTCTGCTTCAGGCCCGTGTCGCCGCTCACGAAATAGGCGGTGGGCAAGGCGGCGATGACCGGCATGCGCGTCTGGTTGGAGGCCATGCGCAGCTGCTGGAAGAGACGCAGGGCCGCGCTCTCGTTCTGGAGGTTGGCCAACATCAGATTGCTGACCGACTCGGGAATAAGCGCTGCCGCGTCCGTGCGGGAAATGATTGAGTTATAGGTTGGCATCGTGGCTCCCAGGAGTCAGATGCCCGAGTGGTTTAGCGTCCCCGTCCCGCCGCCTGGCGTAAGATGCGGTTCATGTCCAGATCGCCCACCCCGTCGCTCATGCGTCCCGCCGCGCCGTCCGCGCTTGATGTGTGGAACAGGCCGGGATACTGCTTGCGTAGGTCGGCAATCTCCGCGTCACGCGCCTTGCGGTCGCCGTTGAGCGCCTCGTCCGACAGCTTATCAGCCAGCAGGTCGGGATGGCGCGCACCGGCATCGCGGAGCAGGGATTGAGCCTTTAAGCTGCGCAGCTCGGTTGCGAGGCTGGTGTTGGTGCCGGTCACGTCGTCAAGCTGTTGTTTGAGGCGTTGGGCCTCGGTCATCTCAGCTTTCTGGCGCTCGTCATCGGCCTTGCGCCGGCGTGCAAGCTCCTTGCGCGTCTGGTCAAGCTCTTTTCGGGCCCACTCAGGCAATGATTGAAGGTTGGAAGGATCAACCGCCTGGGTTGCATCCTGAGGGCCCACCTGGGGCTGCGCCGCCTCGTCCACCTGGGTCTCGGCCGCGCCTGTCGTTGGTTCTGCTGTCACTATAAGGCCTCCGTGTGTATAACGCAAGCGTTTTCGCCTGCTCGTGTGGGCGTCTCTGCCACGTGGATCGTCCATCGGTTGCGATACACCATGTCCGCCAGCCCATCACTGAGTGCCTGGACGACGCCCTCGGAGTGCTTGACACCGGCGTGATGCAGGGCACCATGCACGCACGCATGCACCAGTTTGACCGGTGCTGGCGGCATCGCGGTGGGCAGCTGCGGAGCAAGAACCGGCGGCTCTGGCATGGCAGTCATGCTATACTTTCCTCATGCACAAGATGAGATGGCGCGAAATAGAAATATTGATCACGGGCACGCTGCCTCCAGAAGCGATCGAGGCCATCACTCCGTCCATAGAGGAGCGTGCTCGACAGAACATTGCCAGGCAACGTCCGGGACAGACGATCACCTCGTTGAACCTGGACACCGTTGAACAGCGAGATCCCGTCATTGGAGACGAGCCGCCCATTGCACTCTTCACCTTCGACGTCGTATTGGACTAGCTTCGTCATGTGTCCCCCAGGTCGATCGTCCATCCGTTGCGATACACCAGGTCCACCAGCCCATAGCTGATCGCCTGGACGACGCCCTCGGAGTGCTTGACGCCGGCGTGATGCAGGACACCATGCACGCACTCATGCACCAGCGTCACCAGCTTGACCGTCTCGGGCAGGCCGGCGTCGACGCTGATCAGCGCCCGGTTGTACTCGATCAGGCCAAGGAGATCCTTGCCCTCGTCGGTCAGGCGCTCGACCTCCTGCACGCGGTACCTCACCGGACCGATGATGACCTGCTCGGGCAGCACCGCTAGGCCTCGACGGGCGCGACGGGCGGCATCGCGGTGGGCACCTGCGGAGCAAGAACCGGCATGGCAGCCTGGCGCTCGCCATCCATCGCGGCGATCTCCTGGGCCGTGTAGTCCAGATCTTCCATCGCCTGCCGCCAGGTGACGCCGATGCGCCGGCGGATCTCGATCGTCTGCGCGTCGGTGAGCGGTGAGCGCGGCGTCGGGTCGGTCCACTGGGCGGCCAGGCGGAACGCTCCGTCATGGCCGGCCATGTGCAGGGCGAGCGTCATCACATCTTCCCACACGTTGCCGAAGGCCACCTGGCGGTCCAGGCACTTCTTGACGAAGCGTGCCTCCATCGTCTTCAAGGCTTCGCCGCTGGGCGGGATGCCCGTGGTCAGTTGAACATAATGCAGCGGTGTGCCGGTGTTGCGTGCCATCTGGAGGCGAAAGCTGTCCTGCACCTGGAGGAACTGGGTGAGGTCGGCCTGGCTGAACTCGCCCATGCGTGCCGCTTCATTCGCCACCGCCAGGATGCGGTCAAAGGCCATGCGGGTTGCGCGGGCGTCGGGCTGCCCGGTGAGCGGATCGATCGGCACCTCGACGCCGGTCATCCAGCGCTGCGGCAGGGCGACGGCCTCCATCGCCACCAGCATGTCGGCCAGCGCCTTATTGAGCCCGTTCTGCGGCGGCAGCGCATTGCAGAGCTCGGAGCGCCCGAAGTAGCCGATGTGTGCGTTGTTGGCGAAGTGAAACACCGGCACGACGCCCCACGGGTTGACCTCCTCCGGCGCGTACATCTCGAACGATCGTGCGTCGATGTGTGTTGCCTCCGAGCGAGACGTGAGGGTGACGTAGCGCTCGATGCGGTCGGGGTAATACAGCGTGGCTCGGACGCGCCCATCGGCCTGCGTCCAGATCTTGGCGGCCCACAGCAGCGTGTCGGTGGTCTCCTCGTCGTACTCGACCGTCATCAGGCTGGCGCGGTTGGGATAGAAGCGCGGTATGCGGGTGATCGGGTCGGGCCACACGAGCACGTAGGCATCGCCGACCATGACCGCTTCCAGGTGCACCTCGCCCGCCTTGCGGTCCATGCGGTTCGCGCTCCAGACCTCCCAGGCCGCAGCGGTCAGGTCCGCGCCGCCTGTCTCGACGCCGAAGCCGGTCAGCTCCAGGCGGTCGGCCACGGCGTCCACGATGGCAGGGCACAGGTTGTCGGCAAAGGCGCGGAACAACTCGCCGAAGGCGGTGCGAAACTTGTCCGTCGCGAAGGCGAGTGGGTGGTCGCCGTGATAGTACCCGCGATACAGCGCATAGCCACGCTCGCGCTCGGCGAGGCGGGCCAGGGCCGTGTCGAGGTCCGTGGAACGATACGTCACACCCGTCGCCTGCGGGCGTTGGGCGATGGCCGCCAGAAAGGGTGCACTGCTCAAAACGTCACCAGCTTTCGACTTTGGGCGGGGCTGAGTAACTCCACGCCGCCGGATACACTATCCACCATGTCGTCATGGGGGCTGAGAGGGAAGGAGCACACTTCGGCCAAAAACTCCTCGATCCAGTGACCACGCACCAGCGCGACCTTGCCGCTCTCGGCGCGGGCCTGCCAGGGCATCGAGCGCTGGATCTTGTCCTTGTCGACATGCACGCCGCGCAGGGTGATATGCGCCACCGACCGCTCGCGCCTCAGGTCTTGCATCGCGGCGATGCCGTGCAGCGCCTCTTCGATGGCATGAACGGTGCGCGGCTCAGCAATCATCTGCTGGATGATGACACGCCGGGCGTCGGGCCACTCCCATTTCTCGCGCAGCACGTCACGGATATACAGCGTCCCGTCAGGGCCGAGCGCGACGGCAGCGCTGGCGGTGTAGTCGGCTGCGCTTTTCTGACTTGCCGCGAGGTCCCAGTACCGCGCCCACTGCAGGCCGGCGGGCGCGTGGTCGACGATCGTGAACCAGCTGCGCTTAAAGAGTGCGCCGGCGGGCTCCATGAACTCGCCCTCGATCTCCTGGCGGGCGTACTCACTGGTATACGCCTGCTCAAGGGACGGGATGAAGGCAGCGGGCAGCCAGCGATTGTCGCGGGTGGACGAGCGGAACAGGGCATAGTCGGTGTTGTCGGTGTGGAACACGTCATACAGCCAGTTGAAGCCGCGTGGTGTGGTCGTGACCCAGGCCCGGCCCGGTGCCTCGCGCAGGCGACCCAGCATGATCAGCCAGACCTCGCGCTGCATGAGGGCCGCTTCGTCAAGCCAAAAATACGAGAGGTTTGGTCCACGCAGGCGATCGGCGTTATCAGCGCTCCGAAACAGAATGACCTTGCCATCGGTGAGCGTGACCTTCATTTCGCTGCGGTTGAAGTCACGCAAGACGCCGCCGTGTTCGGTCATGTCAAGAAAGGTTTTCAGCGTTGCGTCTCGGAGCATGGGATACGTCGGCGCGAGCACCATGCCCATCGTGCCTGGCGGCATCCGTAAGGCTTCGACGCATCCGGCCCGCGTCTTGCCGCTCCCAACGCCACCGACCAGGCCGCGAAACCGGGCCGGCGAATGCCAGAACGCACGCTGTATCCGCGTGCCTCCGTGCCGGAGCTCGCCGTCCATCGGTTGGCTGGGTGCGCTCGCCAGTGCCATGCGTTAGCTCGCCTCCTCGTCAGGAGCGCCGATGTTGACGATCCAGTGCTCCACCTTGCCGTTGTGGTTGGTATCGACCACGGTCCGCCCGTAGTCCTGCGGATAGCGCCGTTCGAGCTTCCACGCCGCTGCCTGCCATGCACCGTCGTTCGCAGCGGCGTCGATCAGCCTGAGCCACTTGAGCGCGCCCTTGCCCTCAGCCAGCTTTATAGCATCACGAAACGCACGATACTTGCCTGCTGGCGCTTCCTCTCCCAGGTTCATCCACTCGTTGAATGTCTTGTAGGAGATGCCCCCGTAGGCTGCGGCCAGGGCGTAGGTCGCTCCGAGTTCGATGCCTTCCACAATGCGCGTCTGTACCTCGTCTGTCAGCTTGCTTGCACGTCCCATCAGGCAGTCCTGACCGGTAGCGTGCGTTTCGTACTGCTATAAAGGCAGTGCTCACCGATGACCCCACGTCTCAGCCGTTCGTACTGGACCGCCGTCAACCCCAGCTTACCCATGCCAACGAGCGCGAGCAGCCGCGCCAGGATGCGGGTCGTTTCGGTCTGTGGACTGTAGGGCATCAGGGCTGTCCCTTCTCGCGCTTACCTTGCGCGATGCGACTGATGGTCGAGCGCGACACGCCGGCCAGCCGTGCGATCGCGCCGAAGGTCAATGTCCCGTCAGCAATCAACCCCTTGATGCCGGCCAGTTCCAGCGGGGTCAGCCGCTTCCGGGTGTCGGGCTTGCGTGGCGGTGTCTCGCGCCCGTGGCCGGGACCAGGGTGGCGCTCCTGTTGTTCTTTCTCCCAGGCCAGGTCGCGCTCCGCTCGCTCTTCCCGCGTGACACCGAGCAGGCCGTCGCGCATGTTGTAGATGGACCTCGGCGTCGGCCACGCTACCGGCTTGCGCGGCGGCATTACGAACCACCCGCACAGAAGACGCACGTCAGGGAGATCCAGTTGACGTTGACCGTCATCGCCAGGACCTGACCATCCGGCAGGAGGTCGAGCCGGCCACCCAGGTAACTGATGGCCGGTGTCAGCCTGACGATCGGCGTGGGATCGAGCGCACCGTCGAAACGCTGCCGGAAGACAACAACACTCTTGGGCCTATCGCCGGCCTGGTCCTCGTAGGAGACCGACACGAACAGCGTTCCGGCTGCATCGTAGCGATAGTCCTCAGTCCCGTTGATGAACGTGACCGGGATGACGAAGGTCGCGCTCGCAAGCTCGTCAGGCATCACGGTCATACCATCACCTCCCGCAGCAACGGAATGGCCTGGGCCGCGTCCATGCGTAGCTCAGCGTCCAGCACTCTCGCGGCGGCAATCGCGTGGTAGCCGCCGTCCTGCTCGATCCCGATCCAGTCCATGCCAAGCTCGACCGCTGCCACCAGGGTTGACCCGCTGCCGGCGAAACAGTCCAAAACCGTCCCACCGGGAGGGACCACGAGGGTCAGGAGATGGCGCATGAGGGCGATGGATTTGACCGTGGGATGGTGATTAGCGCGTGGAATGTCCACAACCTCGCGGCCTGTCGTTGGGTTGATCTTGTGTCTCTCAGCGCCAATCAGGGTCTTGCTCGTGGGCATCCCCGCCAGCCCGCGCTCACGTTCCGCCCGCGATGGCTTACTTTGGAAGACGAAGCGCGGCACCTCTGGGGGGAAGGTTTGAAAGAAGCGAGACGCGCCGCCAGTGTCGGCATACCCCCGGATCGTGTTCGTGCCTTCCTTAAGGTGCGGCGGCGCTCCTGCCCGTCCAGCGTGCTGTCCCGATGGTTGGAGGCCGCGATAACTTGTGTGGCCTTTCCGCTCCCCCGCTTGTTCATCCAACAGGCGGACGGGGCAAGATGGTAGATTGATAACAATCTCGGAACGCTGTATAATGTGAGCGGGGAGGATAAAACGCCATGCCAAATCGATACAAAATAGACTCAGTAATCTCACGACCGCAGCTATGCCAGCATTGTCAGTCGGTGTTTCATGACTATAAGGCGCGAAAGTATTGCTCTCATCCCTGCTATCATGCGGCCCGTTCTGCTGCTGTGCCGATTGTGGCCTGTCCTCAGTGCGGTCAACCTGTTCGTGCGAAGTTGGGGCCACATGGTGAACGCCGGAAGTTCTGTTCTCGAACCTGCCAGTCACAGTACTATTCCAGAGAACGGCATCCGAACTGGACAGGCGGGCGTGGCATTGACTCTTCGGGCTATGTACGAGTTGTGTCAGGACAGAATGAACGTGAGCGAGAGCATCGACTAGTGATGGAAGCCCATCTTGGCAGGCCGCTAAGACCTGATGAAGATGTGCATCACAAAAATCATGACAAGACTGATAACCGGATTGAAAACCTGGAAGTTCTGACACGTGCAGAACACGGGCTATTGCATGGCCTAGGCCGTCCGACATTGCCGCCGATTGTTTGTGCTCGTTGCGGTAGAACGCGGAAGCACTTTGCAAAAGGCTATTGCCACTCGTGCTATGCTCGCGTAAATCTTGAAGCAAGGCTCGCAGCCGATCCAGAAGGAACGAAGGCTCGTCTAAAAGAGACACGTCAACGCCACCATAAGCGTACTGGTAACTAGCGATAGTCCCCCCTTCCACGCACTTCCAGGCCGTGACCGTCTCGGTGCCATCGGCGGCAACATGCGTGGTATTGACTGTTTGCCCGAACGGACTATAGACGTTGCCCTGCTGTGCCTTGGGGATCGTCTTGCCAGTTGATTGACCTTGCGAATGACTGGTGGTCTTGACCCGTCGTGTCCCGATCTCCTCGCAGCCGCCGGTGCCATCGGGACCAGGCGAGACGTGGGAGAACGTGACGTTCGAAGGCCAGCGCCCGCTGTCGGACCCGTTGATAGCATCGTGTGTTCCCATGCCCCACCCGTCGCCGTTCGTCCCGGCATTGCTTCGCCGTCGCGTGTTGTCTGTCCCGATGCGGCTCGCGTCGATGTTGAGACAGCCCGTACCCCAGCGTTCGACGTTTCGGGCTATGCTTGACTCGCTCAGTGGCTTGCGGACCAAGATCCACTCTTCTGCCGCCGGCTTCAAGGCGCTGCCAAGCTCAGGCCGGCCAATGTCGCGCATCGACTTCGACTTGGGGAAGCCCTGGGCGAACAGGTGATAGCACTTTTCCCTGATTTCCCAACCCGCCTCTTCCAGTGCCAACGCCGTCCAGTGGCTTGTCTTGGGGAGTGCCCACACAAAGCCGTGACCACCTGGCTTCGTGACGCGGAGTGCTTCGCGCATGATGGCAGCGAGCCATGCGATCCAGTGGTCGCGCCCGCCCCGGTCAGAGTCGAAATCCTGACCCATAAACGAGATGCCGGCGGGCGGGTCTGTGCAGAGCGCGTCCACCGAGTTGTCCTCGAAGGTCTGCATGACTGATAGGCAGTCACCGAGGTGCAAGCTCATCGTGGCACCACCTCGATCCACATGTTGCCCTCCCGGTCTGACCCGGCCACGAGCAGCCGCCCGTCAGGACTCAGGAATAGGCTGGGAGACGCGGAGATGGACGGAACGGTCAGCACGGGTGTCAATCCCCCTGCGGCGTCCTTGAAGACGACACAGACCTTCTCGTGGTCTTTGGTCACGGTTTCGACGGCAACGAATAAAACCCCATCAACATAGGCCGGCGCTACCCCGTCCAGCACGTAGTCGGCGGGAATGTGGAGAGACTGGGGATAACTCGCCAGGCGACCCACCGCCGGCAGGTACACCGCGTTCGAGGGCGTGGCACCGGCCACCAGCAGCAGCGTGCCGGCCAGGACCACGGCGATCAGCGTATCGGAGAGGAGGCGGCGGCGGGGCGTCATCTGACCACCTCCGCGACGTTCTGTGTCTTGTGGTACAGCACCCAGCCGAACTCGAAGCCCTGGACGACGGTGTTCGACTGGTTGTACTGCTCCGGCGTCAGGGCGGCACCCAGCGAGCGCCCAGCGTCAAGCTCCGCCCGCCAGCGCGAGGGGATACCCCACCCGGCGTTGTAGGCGACGTCAGGATGCAAGCGACTCCAGATCGCCGCGTAGTCAGGAGCCCCGGGCGTCCCGCCATAGGCCGCGTTGACCAGCGCGATAAACCCGGCCCAGGTCACGCCCCAGTCGCCCGCGTTGAGATGCTGGGGACACTGCTTATGGGTAGTCCCCGG